CCGGATTCATTAGCGCTGGAAGGTTGTTTTGAGCTTCACCCATTTATTTATCTCCAAATATATCAAATTTATCGTCAGACTGCCTTGGGAGCTCATGCCACTTAATCCTGTGGCTTCCTTCTCTCACGCCCATTGCGAACGAACGAAATGCATCTGCACTATGGCTCGTCCAATTATGCAAAGGCTGACTTGAGAAAATCTTATTCTTAGAGTCCCACTTCTTCTCGTAGTTTTTCAAGCAGTTTATGCCCCTCTCACACTTTAGAGCATCAAACCAGCACTTATTCATTATAAGCCTAGAAGCATCAATCCCGTCCTTAACATCCGTCCTGGGTAATATCCTCGTCCGAAGTCCTAATGAGCGCAAGATCTCCTCCCGGGTCTTCCCTGTACCTAAATCCCTGGCTGCAGCGTCATGAGGGAGCACGTGCTCGTCATAGTCGTAGGGCTTTTTACGTAGCTCTTTAGCATAATGATCAATCGCCACACCTGAGTCCTCCAGATGATCGATTATATGGAACGCCTTGCCGACCTGCTGGATAAACCAGATAGCCGTCGTGTCCGCGATCCCCAAATCCCAGTACGTGCTAACAGGAACGGCCTTGTCATAAGGAACAATGGTAATGCGCCCCTCATCCTCAGCCTTTTTCATCTCTTTACCATAGTAAGCGCCTATAAGGGCGGCGGAGAAATCGCACTCGAATTCTTGAGCATATTCCTCATCCGACATTATTTGTTTAGCCGCCTCTAGCTCAGACATTGGAATGATACCTGTCTCTGATGCCTTATGAAGAGCCGTGTACCAATCTGGATTTTTTAAAGCCATTTGATATATATCCCAGAAATGGTTAACGCCTCTAGGTGTACCGACGAATATTGCCCACCCAAGTCTATCTGATAGCGCTGGTCTAATGACAGTCGCCCAGATCTCAGGACCCATCTCTGCGTACTCGTCAAGCACCACGCCATCAAGGTAAAGGCCTCGAAGTGACCCAGGATCTTCTGATCCTAGAAGGTAAATACGAATCCGATCGCCCATGTGCGGGCGCGGGATGTCCACCCTTAGCTCTGATTCATTAGCCTCATAGCCAGGGATGTCTTGGGCGTATTCTTTTAATATAGTCCATGCATTTCGTTTCGATTGTTTGAACGTGGGCGAAATATATGCGTATTGGCCGTTCTTAAGAGGATTTCTTAAACCTTTGTCAATAATCTCCATTAACGCGAAATGGGTTTTACCGGCCCTACGGTGAACGACTAAAACACTGAAGCGTTTAATTTCTTTGTGCAGCTTACTTTGTAAGGGTCGGGGCCTATATCCTAAATTTACAGTTACTACTTTCGACATTTAGTACCCAATACCCTTTCAAACAGACCAACCTCAGTTTATTAACCTTCGACTTGCCATCATGGACCTGACTCCTGAATCTTTTTAACGTCTCTCTCAACGTCGCCCTCTCTTATAACCCCCGTCACGATCACGATCGTCTGGGATCCCACCTGAGATACCTCAGTAGCAGGCCTTGCTCTGAACCTAGAGGAGTCATAGCTAGCAAGGGACTTATACGCTTGAATCTGAACGTTCTTACTCGAGTAATTACCCTCGTTAGTTTCGTCCGCCAGTCTTCTTATATTGTCGGCAATGTGCTCTGCTCGATCCTCATAAGCAGACTGAAGCATCTCTTTGAATTTCTCATACATCCGCTTCCACCTGGCAACGACCTTATAAGGAGGATATAGCTGGCCGTCGCAGATATCAGTAATCAAGCGCCCTTCGACTATCTCATCGCATATCTTCTGAGCAAGCTCAATGCTATATTCCCATCTTTCATCAGGAAGCCTCGTACTAGGGTCAACGAGAATAGTGCCGCCAGACGGTAGCTCTACTTTAATAGCGCGCTCTTCTAGAGTCTGCACTTTAGAGATATTGTCCTTGTGGACACCAACGAGCTCGCCAGTGGCAGAGTCGTAATGTTCCATAGCCCCAGTCTTAGGGTTTTTGTAAGCAAAGGTCTTCTCGTTCACTCACGCGTCCTATAAAATAGATAATAAATAACCAAAAGAATGGCTGCGATAAGGGCATCTGAAAACACATGACCACGATAAAGCCGCCCAGTAGGGATGTAAACTCTTTACTTCCCCTGGCCGATCTCCACGCCATAACAAGCAAGAATAGCAATATACATAATCCAAGTATGCCATACCCAAAGGTTACTTCGACAAAATCATTGTGCGTCCATACCGGAACTGACGTGTGTCCGAGCCTCTGGTTCATCGCCGCACCGTAAACGAAATAACTACCTGGACCTAAGCCTAGAACAGGCATCTGCGATAGTGATAGCTCCAGTGCTTGCTGCCAGTAGAACAGCCGCCCGTTATCCGCCCAGAAGTCAGGTAAGAACGACCATAAGCAAAGCGCACCGAGAATGGCAGGTAGGAAGATCATATAATGCACGTAAAGAGCACCTATCACGAACGTTGCCAAGAACGCAGTCGCTGACTTCGATAACATAATGCCAATCAGAGCAGGGATCATCAACCCGTAGAATTTCTCCCTAGCCATAAGAGGGAGAGTAAGTGCGATAAACGCTCCATCTTGACCGGGGTTTCCTAAGAGACCTTGACCAAAGCAGACTAGAACAGCATTAATCAAACCCAAACCTATTAAAAACCTCGAAGATACTACACTTGTGGTATGTAGCCCCAAAACGACCACCAGCGTGTATCCCGTGAACAGGAAAAGCGATTGACGCTGCAAAGTGTATAGGTTCATCGGCCCAAGGCCAGGTAAGAATAAGTGAGGCTCACAGTAATCAAACAAGGGCCTTGCTAAAATGTATAGCACACACCAAAAGGCCCATTTAGGAAGTTTAACTAAAACTAGTTGGTAAGCCGCCATCATCATGAAGAGGGCTATTGAAATGTCGTAAGGCAATGTTAGCTATCTTGAGCAACAAACTCAACGTAGATGTTCGCTTTACCAGTGGACACAATCGAAGATCCTGCCACCGTCGCTGTAATATTACATCCAGCCGCAATGCTTTTCTTAAAAGCAGAGGCTGCTCCTGTCGACTCACCTTCATTCACAGAGTCAAGAGCTTTTCCTGTAATGTCCACCGCAGTAACGATGTTATTCGCATCTTCACAGCTAATAGCTACTGTGCCATCCCCAGCATCCGTGAACGCTGTGGCAACGTAGTACCAGCTTCGAGTAATAATCGCACCCTTAGGAAGACTTACACCTAAGTTGTAAGTCCCTGCGGCACCGCCTGTAGAAGCAATATCGAAAGTCGCCCGAGCAACACGCTGAACATCGCGACCGTTCTTATTCGGAATCTGGTCAATATACTTCTGCAACCATGGTGGAAACGGAGATGCAGCCAATGCACTAACAGTGAAGGCAACGGCCAAGATTAACAGGTATATTTTTCGCATGAATTTCCCCCAAAAAGGTTACAAATATTACTCTGCAGGTGATTCGACAGGCAAGTCAACACCATTTTCAAGTTGTTCTAAAATATGGTCTATTGGCGCAATAATGTTCGCAATGTAGCCCTTAAGAACAATCTTACAACGATTCTCTTTAAGTGATATGACCGCAAGAACAGAGTCCGGGTTTATATAGATGTCATACCCTTCCTCAGTCCTATACTCCAGAAACATCAGTTATTCCTCTCAAGCCAAGTGAACGTACACGATACGGTCAGCCCTGTCGGAATGGCTACACCCGCAAAATTATAATCTAAAATCAAGTTATCGACAAAGCCGCCGTTAAGTCAATCAAGGATTCCGGGTTTACAGAAAAACGGCGTAAAGCCACTTGCTTTAGCTATAGGGATATAAGCCGCCTGTCTCGTTCCAAGACCAGCTTGTTAATTTTCTTGAATTAATCTAACAGATAAGGTATCCTGATTAATTGGAAGTTGTGAAAAAATATGTCGAGAGTCAGAAACTCCGAGGCGAGCCGTGAGCGACACCGAAACTTGCGTCTCAACATTCCAATTTAAGATACGACGGAATCAAAAGTTCCTTGCGAAAACCGCACCTAAGGTGAACTACGTCTTCAACTACTGCAACGAAACTTCATTTCGGGCGATTAAGCGCGATGGGAAATTCTTAAGCGGATTTGACCTACAAAAACTCACGAGCGGGATTGCGAAAATATTGAAGATCAACGCACAGACCGTGCAAATGGTTTGCGCCGAGTATGCTAATCGTCGGAAGCAGTTTAAAAAGCGGAAGCTGAAATGGCGCAAGAGTTCTGGCTCAAAACGGAGTCTTGGCTGGATTCCATTCAAGGCATCTGGTGTTCGAGTCGAAAGTGACACGGTCACCTTCATGAACAAGAAGATCAAATTCTTTAAATCTCGCGAACTCGGCGGACCGATTCTCACCGGCTCATTCTCACAAGACGCAGTAGGCGATTGGTATGTGAATTTTCAATGTGAAGTTCAGCTTCTTGAGGCAGCTCTTAAAATAGCAGTAGGAGTTGACCTCGGTCAGAAGTCTTTGGTCACTACGAGTGATGGTGAGGTTTTTCATAATCCGAAAGCATTTTATGCCGCGCAGGATGTGCTCGCGAAGGCGCAGCGACATGGGAAGAAAAGGAGAGCGAAGAAGATTCATCGCAAGATTTCTCGAATCAGAAAAGACAATTTGCACAAAGTGAGCACAACTCTCACGAGCAACTATGCAAAAGTAATTTTAGGAAATTTGAGATTAGCTAACAGCAAGGCAGACCTCGCCGCCTCGTTCGGAACACTTAAAACATTCTTCGAATACAAAGCCATAAGGCGGCGCGGAATGTGTGTTCTCGTCAACGAAGCATACACGACTGTAACTTGCAACAATTGTCTGGAGAGAACGGGGCCGACAGGTCTGTCTGGACTCTCTGTAAGAGAATGGGCTTGTGCGAGCTGTGGACAAACGCATGACCGCGACAAAAACGCGGCTATAAATATTCTCCGTATCGGACTTGATACGCCGAAGACTTTTAATGAGCCACTGGCGAGTTAGAACGAGGGAATCCCCTGCTTAGGCATAGGGAGGATGTCAATTAAGTCAATGCCACACCAAATTAACGTCATAAACATTGCATACTTCAGTCGCTTTAAACTTAAACTTCCACTGACCATCTTCGTAAAACATAGCACACCCGGGTTGTGGGCCTGAGCTTTCGCATTTCTTCCCGCTAGGAGTTGTGACAACCATACTCATCGACCCGCAAGAGCTATTACCCTTATTCACCGTTTTCGTCTCCACAATCGTGTTGGCCTTGCCGCCTTTTAGCGTATAGCAGTATTCAGAAGT